CAAGATTGGCGAGCCAATCTTGGACTCAGGCTTGAAGACCCAGTGGAAAGTGTATTTACATCCACTGCAAAATTGGATGCCTTGAATTTAGCCCAGAAGACGGTAGTAAATATGATTGACAATGCTTATTTGGGAGAGCTTCAAACTATTGCAAATAACAAAGTTGCAGGAGCTGGGGCACGCTGGAGTACCTGTACGTTTACAACAGCATTTGGTTCAGATTTGCCTATCAGGAATGGTATAATTACAATATTTGATGAAACAAATGATGTGTGGTGTACTAAGATTGAAGCATCAGATGTTAAAAGGTTAGAGAATAGTTATCTTGCTGGTACATCTACAAATCCTATAGCATTTGTCTTCGATGAAACAATCTATGTTCAGCCACCATCTTGTGTTTTAATAGATGTATGGTATCTTAAATCTCCAACTGATTTAGCTGTTGGTACTGTTGAATGCGTACTCAATATAGCACTACAGGAACTGGTTTTAGATTTTGCTGAATCACAGCTCTGGAGAATGGATGCTAAATCTGACCGTGCACAGCTTGCATATACAAATGCTTTAAATGTTGTTAAGACTTTAAATGAACGGTATCAGGTAGAGAAACCTGAAGGTATAGGAACAAAGGGTAGATAGTGCCTGTTCAGCAAATCCCACTTGATGGGGGGCTGATCACACAGGTAGAACCTGAAGAAGTCGGTCTCGCTGGATGTACTGAACTCATAGACTGTGAGTTTGATAAACCGGGCTTAATCTATAAGCGTACTGGTAGAGGTGCTACCACATCAATTTCTGCAAATGTTGGTGAAATAATCAGATGGATAGCTCCAAATGGTACTGCATACTGGGTTGTATTTGATAGTTCTGATGGAAAGGTATATATAGCTGAAGACCTTACATCTTTAGGAGATGAAATATTTGACAGCACAGCAACATATGCCAATATTCAAAACTATGGAAGTATGCTACGATTTGCAAATGGAGTTGGCTTTGAATCTAAAGTCTATCAATACATAAATAGAGATTTCTTCTGGTATAACTCTAGTCCAGATTATGGTTATGATTATACTCCAGCATTCCACATAGATAAAGCCACTCCACAGGCTATTGCTTATGATCTTGTTCAATGTGGAAAATTATCCACTGAATATCAAACTTCTATGGGTCATACAACTAAGACCTATCAATATAGAATTACCTTTGTGTACGATGGAAATCAGGAAACTGAATTACCCAAATTAAGTATTGTAAGCAGTGAAATGGCTTTAGACGCATCAGTAGTTTCTCTCGATACAGATGTTTTCTTTTTTAATTTAAGATTTGATCAGACAGTTTGGAATCCCCGTTGCACTGGTATCAATATATATAGGAAGGAAGGTTCTGGTGCATTTTATAAGGTTCTTTCAGCCAATACCCTATCAAGGGATTCAGATTTAAATCTTCAGGTAGCAGATGCAAATGGTTTTGTGACTAAAGTGATAGTGGATACGTCCAATGGGTTAACCTCTGCAATAAATACTAAAAAATTATATTTAAATGGATTTACCCATACAATAGCCAGTGAGCAAAATGCCCAGTTTGCATCTATGGATGATGAAATAGATTCAAATATTGGAAATACTTGGGGGACAATACCGGGTACTGATGACTTAGTTTTTAACAACAACACCGGAACAACAGATTCTAACGATATTGGTGCTTGGTTTATTGGTGAGGATGTGACAAATGGCACAAGTGGAATTAAGGATAATAACGGTAGTACATATAACCACGCAAATTGGGATGACCAAGGGTCTGCAACTTTTACAATAGCATCATCAGCTACAGAGCAGTTATTTGGCAATAATTCTTTAAGATTTTATTCAGGTTTTCTTACTGGTAGTGCAGAAGAAGTTGCTTTTGATTTAGGATTTACAGGCTTAACTAGCACAGACAGTATCGTAGTTCAATTTTGGTTTAAAATGACTGGAATATTTACCGGAAATGAAACTGCTGTTGTTGGCATAAATGATGTAGGAGCAGGTGGGGGTGCAGATGTTTTAGTGATGGCTCACAGGGCAAGTGGGGCTACTGTTGGAGGAGCTACACCAGCCGAGGTTGGTGCAGGAGACAAGTGGAGGTTTGTTAATAAAAAGATTGTACTGAGTAGCATAGCCGGGTATACAAATGGTGATAATCTATATTTGACGGTAAGTATAGATGGAGAAGTAGGAGACCCCCCATATTTATATATTAATAATTTAGTCGTTGCACAAAATATATATTGTCCATCGAGTGGATATATAGCTTACGGCAGTGATGTAGTAGCATCAGAATCCTTCGATCTTGGGGTTGAAGATTCAGCACAGGGATGGGTGACACAAATAGGTGGGAGTTCTGCTGGTGCTCAGGCTGTTAAAAATAATTATCAGTATGCTTTTAGAAATTCAGGTTCTGGACTTGCTGTATCAACTACACAAACAGTCCATATTAACAGAAGTTATGGTTGGCAAGATGAGGGAACTACTCACAGGTTTTCATATCGTGACCTTGATGATACGGATGGTATAGTTCACCCTACTGGTGAGACATCCCTAGACGTTAACTTCACATATTCAGTCAATTTGGACGGAAGACAATATGTAGCTGGTGTTGCTTTAAATCCATCAGCAGAAAATGAAATACATAACGACTGGGTGATGTTTTCAGAACTTAGTCAGCCTGATGTAATACCAATCACTAATTATATAGCAATACCTGATCTTCAAGGTGGTGAAATCAAAGGTCTAGCCAAACTTATAGGTGACCTTGTAGTATTTCAAACCAAAGGAATCTACCGTATATCAACTCCATCAGCTAATCCACTTAGCTGGAGTTTATCAGAATCAGAACCCAATATTGGATGTATAGCTCCAGATTCAATAGTTGAGCACGATGCTGGTGTATTCTTTGCAGGGAGTGACCATATATATCATCTTGGTTCAAACTTCCAAGCCATACCCGTAACCCAAACTATAAAGGATGTATATCAAGGAACGGCAAATTTAGATCAAACCCGTTTGACAGTGGATGTTAAGAAAAACAGATTGTTATGCAGATTTGGAAGTGTAGTTAATACCACTTATGTATTGGATTTAACTCAAATAAAACAGGGTCGTGAACACTGGTCTAAAATGGATATGGCTTTTGGAGCAGGCGATGCTCATCATTTAGTAGTGGATGAAAATTTAGTTGTTTATTCCATTGATGCCGGAGCTACATCATATATGAGAACTCTGGATGCTGGGGGAAGTGAAACCACAGCACTCAAGCGTACTACTGGTTGGATTCCTATGGGGGATTTAGATAGAAGTGGTGTTTTGAGAAGGCTCAATATGAGGTATAAATCTGCTGATACCATAACAGCTAAAATATACACAGATGGTGATGCTTCTACCGTTGACAAAACTATCACAATTCCAGCAAACAATAGTGCAGATGATGACTGGTATAAATGTAAACCCAATGTACGCTGTAGAAATTTTATGATTGAGCTTTCAACATCGCACACTCAAACTGCTGTAGAAATTAGAAGGATGGAGGTAGAAATTGGCTAACATAGGAATTAAACCAATTGATAAAGTTTTAGAAAAAGGTATAACTCGTGTCCAAAAGCTTATTGACGATTTAAGGCGTGACCTTGATACAGAGATTGCAGAACGTAAAGCTGGTACTGGTACGGCTGTTGCAGAAGGTGAGGGTGATACATATGTAACAAATATAACAAATGAGGGTACATCAGACCACCAACTACTATCCAATGTGTATGCCGATGATCATCACGACCAAGTCCATACTGTTGCTTCTCACGATACAGGTGCAACTGGCAGTCAGTTAGATGTTTTAGTTGGAGGGGCAAATGCTACTTTACTTGGCACAAAGCTCCATTTGCACAACGACCAATACTATACAGAAACAGAATTAGATGCTTTGGCTATAACTGGTGGTGACGGAATCACTTCAACAGGGAATGTGGGGACAGGTAACCAAAATATATCAGTTGATTTAGGTACAGACCCCGGTCTTGAATTTGTCAGTAACAAACTCGAAACTAAAGTCCATACAGCTTCTACAACAAAACTTACCAAGGATAGCAATGGGGTAGGAATTGATGAAAGTATAGCTCCTACTTGGACTGGTTCTTTTCACACTTTCCAAAGGGCAATAAAAGCTACAGGAGGTGTAGATGTAAGTTCAGGGACTACAACTGAAACTGGTATTGCAAAGTTCCCACTTAGAATAAAACCAGAAGTAACAGGGGAAATTGTAGCATCTATGCTAGATGATTTTGAACAGGGATATGCTATGGTTGGATCACACTGGGAAAAACCTGAAGAAGATTATGATGAATCTTTTGGAGATTGGTCTTAGATGCCTAGGGGTGGATCAGGTGGTGGTGGAGAAATCCCCGGAGGTGAAGCTACTATCTTCACTGAAGAAAAAGAATTTACAGTACCAGCAGATAGACTTGTAAGTGGACTACTTACTGTGAATGTAAGGAATATGAATGATACAGATGTAAATATGGAATATGCTAAAAATTGGAGACTTAACCCTAATAATATACCAGATAACGATGGTGAGACCCCTGAATTTCCACCAGAGGGTACATATCCATTCTATGCTGATGAAGACTATGATGCTGTAGATAAAACACCACCGTCTTATCCTACTCCAACAATATTCTGGGATGGAAGTGATGGTGATGATAATTCTGGAAGACAATATTTGGAGGTTGATGAAGCTACTATTGGTGTTCATCAAACTAGAGTTACGTGTGTAGCTGAAAGTGGTGGTAATCTGACCAGTAAATGGTTTACGGTTTATGCTTATGAATCTGGTGCAGGGGGAACTGCAAAAGTTCTAGTATGGATAAGTGTTGGTGGCAGTAGTGTGCCAGATGCAGATGGGGATAGTAATTTAACATTTGATGAAATTGTACCAGTTCTAATATTGGCCAGTGATAGTGCTACGGCTGTTGCACTTAAAATTGCAACGTACTGCAATTTAAGTGATGCTTTTGGAACGTGTACTTCATCAACGAATACAGCAACTCTAATAGACACAGAAAATATGTATAGACCTGTAGCTGTAAATGGAGATACTCCATTTACAATCGCCACAAGTTTTTATGGTACAGCCGTGGGATGGAATAAAGGTTCAGTACAATGTGCTCAAAATGGTGGAGAAGACACTGCTCCATATAAAGAGCTTGGCATTGGAGATTATGACTGCTTTTTATTCTATGTAGTACTAGCTGGGCATATTCACGCCAATACTGGAACGCCATCTTCTGGTGCTGTTAAATATACCCGAGGAGGTAATACAGTTCACTACCATCACGATGCCTGCCAGAGTTTTATTAAGAGTCATTTAATATCAAGAATTAATAACGCTTCAAATTGTGACAATTTTTCGGGTGAAAGTACACACGATTTAAATCATTCAGGTTTTAAACAGGGTGCTACAAGGAATAAATATACAACATCTGAATCAGGCTCTAGAGGTCAAGCAACCCTAGCTCAAGAGTATGTATTTTCAAATGGTCTCTATGTTCATTCTGGGCACGTTAATCAAGTAACAGGGGCTAGCTCTCAATTTGGAATAGATTTAGCTGATCTTCACGATGATGGGGATTTCCCTGCTGGAGGTATTTCTAGTAATACTGGCAATAATACATTCTTTACTCCAGTGCATAGTATAGAAATAGGAACTTCCCACGGTAGTGGAATAAATAACTCTGATGGTGGAGATTGGAATGGGTTATTACACCCAACTACAATGGATTTAAATGTGAAAGTGCATATGTATGCCTTTAAAACTGGGGTGGGTGAAGACCCAACTGGTTATGTTCAGAGTAGAGCAAATATACTATGGCAACCGTGGGGTGAAACGGCAACTGTTTCAGACCCATAAAATGAGGATATAATTATGACATTTGACAAACTAGCAGATAGATGCCTACTATTCGTAGATGATGATAAGGCTTTGCTTATTGAACTTATAAAGGAAGCAGAACGTGAGCTTACACGTTCCTGTAATATATTAGAGCAGACATTGACCTTTACGCCCAACGGAACTGAAAATGGTACTTTTTTATTATACTCCACTTATAAACAGATCATACACGTAAAATATAACGGTACTACTTTGCATCCAATTCAAGAAAGTGAAGTTGCTTGGGAATCTGATAACACAGTAGGTGATGGCACTCCTACCGGGTATTTTATACGAAATGTAAAAACTACTGCTGGTTATGTATATCTTTTGACCAATCAAGCTCCAAGCTCTGGATCACTACAAATAGTCTTTGATGCAAGCCTATCCCCAAATGGTGGAGATGTTCCAACACAGCATATCACAGATTTAAGCATCCCAGAAATGTATGGAAATGATTTATGTAATTATGCAGTAGCAGTTTCCTCTGCTAAACTTAATCCCGGTATGCACGATAAACACTGGATGCTCTGGAATCAAAGTATGGAAACAATAACAAATCAGGATGCAGACCGTGAACTCATCCATACTATAAAGAGGGAGGTTTAAGATGCCACTACCACTATGGGCACTGATGGCTGGAGCTGGAGTTGTAAAGGCTGGAATGAATTGGTACTCTGGCGAACAACAAGCTAAACG